GTAGAAGCAAACCTCTTTGATAATTTCCTCATCCGACATTTCTCTTCCGGAAGAATGTTGTGTATCACAGAAGGGACATTTCAAATTGCATCCAGAGAAACGAACGAAAACAGCAGGAGTACCAGTACGATAACCTTCTCCCTGGATACTATAAAAAATCTCATTAATCTTTTTCATACCACGCAATATTATTTTCAGATTCTTGTACCATTACTTTAAAACATCCCGGGATCTGATCACAAATCCATTTTGCCATATTCTCCGCAGTTGTATTGAAGGGAAGAATCTCATTCAGATTCTTGTGGTCCAACTTATCTTGTATCTTTTGTTTGATATGACTGAAGTCAATTACCATTCCATCTGAATTCAAGTCTTTTGCCTGACACCAAACAACTATAATCCAATTGTGTCCGTGCAGGTTCTGACATTTACTCTCATAGGATAGCTTCAAACTATGTGAAGCTGATATCTCGATACGTTTCTTAACTGTGTACATAATAACTATTTATAAATTGATAATACTTGTTTTATTTCTTCTTCTTCCTGCTTACGTCCATAATATCCAGATTCAATTAGAGGAAGAACTTCTCGTTTGATATAAGTGATATTCCTTGCGACCACTTCTTCTGTGAAGGGATAACCATTTAGAGCAAAGGCTATAAACTTCCGGAAACAAGGCTTGCAGCTCCAACACTCTTTACCACCTTCCGGAGAAT